TTATTTTATTTTTTTGTAATAATCATACAGTTTTATAGCATTTTTTAAAGTGATATTTTCTATTTTCATTGATTTTCTATACCTGTCAATTTGCTGTACTGAAATTCCAGTATCTTTTCCAATTTTATAACTAGTTAAATCTGATTTTAATAATTTTTCTATAGCTTCAATCATGTTATTTTATTTCCCCCATCGCTATTGCTATGCAAAAGTTTTCAAAATTACGTCTTAAGAATGAATTAATATTGTTCATTGATTTCATAACGTCAACTTCTAAGCCGTTATTTATTAATACTCTTAATGCTTGAATACTTAAATCTGAGTAATCGTATATTATTTCAGCGTCAGTTTTTATAAAATCGTTAAATTTATCAAAGTTTTTTAATAAAAACTCTTGCTCTTTTCTTACGAAAGCGTGATTGCTAGTTATTGCTTGTTTTAAGAAATCGTATTTTGTCATTGTGTAAATCTCCGTTGTTCGTTATTTTTTTTATTAAGCAACTTGGTTGTATGCAAATTTCACATTTGTGTGATTTGCGTTAAAACAACTTTTTGGAATCCATTTTTCAAATAATCCAAATTCTGTAAAAAATGCTATTTTATAAGCTTTCTCAGTTTCCTTTACAATAACTTCATCTTCAATTTTAATTAACATTTGACGTTGTGCTGTTGTGAATTCTTTGTCAAAAAACCATTTAGCAACACCATATCTGTAGTTTTCGCTCTCTCTGTCAAAAGCTTTATCTTCTTTGCTAGTTCCTAAATTGTAAATAGCACTTGAAATTGCTTGTGTGCCGAAACGTTTTTTATCGTACATTTTAACTTGTCTGTAAACTTCTTTTAATGCTAGTTGTAATGCTAGTTGGTAATTTCCTACTTCTTTTACAATTCCTTTTGCTATTTTATGTGCTGTTGTGAAGATATGTTTTTTTGTCATTTTGTTTTACCTCTTAGATTTGTTTGTTTTATTTATAATATAATTATACACTTTATTGTGCATAAAGTCAATAGATATTTTAAACTTTTTTAAAAAAAGCATAAAAAAATAAGCCCCTACTTATTAAGTAAGGGCTAAAACATTAAAATACTTCAACTTCTGTTAAGTACTTATCTTCAATCCATTGATCACTATCTTTATAGTTTACACGTGACCAACCACCTTTTTTTTCGTAAACACGAACACGCGTTCCTGCTGGGACAAATTCCTTATCCTCGCTATCTTCAGTTGGTTGGCTTTCTAAAATATAATCAATGCTTACAGTAGCTTCGTAGTAAGGTTCATCACGTTTAGCAAGCTCAACATCTTCATCTAAAATACTTTTTTCTACTACCGTTGGTTCGCTTACGTCCCCCGCTAATAGTTGTTTAATTCTATTGATGAAATATTGTCTACATGCTTCAGTTCCTGCTCCGTTGTATGCTCCACCATTCCCGTGTAATTCCATGCTTCTATGTGGACATGAAGTTGAACTAAATTCATGATGTAATTTTACTGTGTCTTCATTAATCGGTAACCCGTAGCTTTGTAAGACTTGTCCAGCTAATAATAGTGTTGCATCTTCGTTTGCTAGAAATTCACTGTCACTTGCTGACATAGATTGACAAGCTTCAAACCCGATGAAATTAGCATTTCCATACCAGTTAGCTGTGTGCCATTCTTGATGGTCAGTAGGTTGGAATACGTAGATGTCGTTACGGTCTACATAGTAGGCTGCGAAACCTCGGTCAAGCGTTCCGTTGTTCACTCTGTCAACTAAGAATCCGTCATATTGTCTAGCAGAAAGAGACCCCCCATCGTTGTGAATTACTACCCCTAGTATATCGTTTTTAGGTGGAGTAAAATATACTCCATTTTGAAAATAATCGCTATAAATTTCTGTCATGTTATTTATTCTCCGTTTTATTTATATTATTTGAATTATTATTTCCTACAGTTTGTCTGTAAATTTGATGCACACCAACTGCACCAACTCCAAGTGTTATCGCAGTTGCGTCTTTAAATAGGATAATTCCTATTAAACCTCCTAACACTCCTAGAAAGTTAGGTATCATTTCATTTGGAAAGAATTTTGACTCTTTTAAAAACTTACCTAACATTCCTAGTAATGTTACTATTAGAAATACTAATGCTGGCTTTAAAAATTCTAATTGTTCCATAATCTCACCCCCTTTCTATGGTAATTGTGTAGGCCATGGGTCATTTGTAAAGTAAGATATTGTGCTTACACGAATATCACCAATATCTTTATCCGTTGGCACAGGATTCAAGAATTGAAACCTCAAGTGATTTGCGTCCGATGGGTTGCCGATATACCATGTTCCGTAAGGCACTCCATTATCATTGTATATAGAACCGATAAGTGAGTTAGGTGTTCTAAATCCTTCAGGAACTTGGTCATGATTTAAAATATAACAGTTTCTTTCCAAATCTGTAACTTGAGCAGCATATCCAGCTCCACCACGTCTAACAATTCCGAACCAACCCCAAGAAAGCCCTCCGAATTGATAAGTCACTAAGTTGTTAACACGTCTTATTTTAACAAACGAATTACCTAATTTAGATACGGAGTTAAGTGTTCTCCATCCAGTATCACCAGTTAACACTTCCCAACCTTGATTTCCACCGTTAGTAGTTTTTATCCATTTAAAAGCTCCGTTAGTTTTGTTTTTATCAATATATGTTGTTCCGATTTCAGCTTCTACTACTCCGTTAGGCATTCCTGAACCGTGTATTTCTGTAACTGGTTTATTTTCAAGCGCTAAGACGCGGTCACTTAATGCTTTATCATTGTATGACGTTGGTATAGTCGTTTTAAACGCCTCGAAGTCCACACTTGATACTTTGTTGTTAAGTTCACCATTGAACGCCACAAGGTCGTTTTTAGTAGCGAAATTAGTAGCGTCTACTTTTGGCGCGTCCTCTAACGCTTTAACCCTATTACTTAAGGCTGTATCGTCATAGACTGTGTTATTGTCCGGACGTTGTTCCAACTCACTAACTCTACGTTTTAAGTCTGAATCGTCATAAGCTGTAACACTTGTTGTTGGTCTATTCTCAAGAGCCTCTACACGATTTTTTAGGTCAGTATCGTTGTATACTGTATCGTTATCAGTTTTAGTCTCTAACGCCTCTAATCGTTCGTTAACTCGTCGGTCGTCGTATGGCGTCGGTAGGTCTTCTGTTCTGACATAGTCTTTTAACGTTTCTTTAGAAATTTGGTTATCTTCGATAGTTTTCAGCCTGTTTTTAACGTCTGTATCGTCATAGACTGTATTATTGTCGGGGCGTTGCTCTAACGTTGCCACTCTTTGAGTTAATGCGCTGTCGTCGTATGCTTGCGGTATTTCCGTTTTTTTAGCGTAAATTTCCTCAGCCTTAACCTCTGTTAGTAGTCCTTCTGTTGCTATCCCACCAACATTTTTTAACGCTTCTTTTAACTCTTCTTTTGTCACAACATCTAATCTATCTACAATAACGGTATTATTGATAAATCGTTCTTTGACTTCGTAACGGCTCATTTTATCTATTTCTGATACTTTAACTTTAAACTTAAACCTATAAGTGTCAGATGTCCTTTGTTCTTCATCAAAGTATAAGTAACAAATTACCGTTTCGTTTTGATTGATTAAGCTAGTATCAAACGTTACATTAACTTTATTTCCCTCAACAGTCCCAGTAGTCTTCCAAATTTTGTTACTTTCAGTAAATTTGAATAAAGCTATTACTTGCTCTGTTGTAAGTGTGTCGTTTAATATCTCAAACTCAAATGATCCGTTATTTTTATCATGAGAATAAAGTTCTGAATAACTATCTTCAGTCTTACGTTCTCTTGTAGTGTTGTCAAAATCTAATTTAATTAATTTTTTCATCTATTATTCCTTTCCGTCCAGTTCATCTCTTAACTTCTCCAACCTCTTTTTAATACCAGTTGGAAACGGCACTCCTAAAGCACTTAAATTCTCTATTAAACTTAAGCAATAGCTTAATGTAAAAAATAACAAGAAAGCTGTTGCTATCTTGTTAAATCCTAAATATAGTAGATATGGATATACTGTAATACACATTACTGTTACTATTAAATGTACGATTAATCCACGTCTATTTATTGTCGAATTAAGCGTCTTTGTTACAAAAGCCTTTGCTAGTCCAGTTAACACATCAAGCACAATGATTAACGTAAAAGCATGGATGTAAACGTCATAGACTAAATGATAGTAGCGTTCGGCTAATTCTGCTAATGTAATTTCCATTAAATTAACTCCTTTCTTTCAAAATAAAAGAGGGCTTTAAGCCCCCTCTTTAGCTAAATGTTCTAAATCCATATCGATTAAGCATTCTCTGACTTTATCTTTAAGGAATTTAGGTACTTGAGAAAATGTTCTTTTCCCTTTTGCGATATTAATTGCGAATAGCATTGCCATCATTACTGTCACCTCCTTCACTTGAATTTTTAGGTTGTGAATTATCCTCATGGTGTTTATCCTCCAAACTTCCACTCATTTGAGTTATTAAATCCATTAAAGAACCTTGAGTAATATCCAGTTCTTTTTTTAGCTTATCCATTTCAGCTAGTTTAGTGTCTAGTACTTTAAGTTTTTCATCAACTTTAGTAAATCGTTCATTTTCAGCCTTGTTAGGATAAGTGTCTTGATAAAACTGCTCTAGTGCGAGTTGTACTAACTCATCTTCTGGCTTGCTTAAATGGTCTCCTTTTAGCGTAGTTTCAATCACAGCTCCACCGTTCGTATTAAAAATACTCACAATGGTTGTGAGTACTGCTCCGTTGCTATCGTAAGTGGCTCTAGCGTAGTTTTTCTTATATGTTGCCATTGATTTTATCCTCCAGTTTTTGTAATCTTTCATTCATTTTTTTTAGTTGTGATTTTAGGTTGGTATTTTCTTTAGATAGTTCTTGAATTGCTTTGAGAGATATATTGATTAATCTTAAACCGTCTAGTCCTAAATACTCGCCATAATCAACAACTAAACTTTCGTCAAGTTCTTGTACTTCTTGAGCTATCAATCCGCATTTAGTATGCGGTTTCTCATAACCTATTTCATCTTTATTCCAACCATGGTCTTTGAATTTTAATTTTTCAACAAATTCTATAGCATTAAATTCTGAATCTTTAATGTCAGTTTTTAATTTTCTATCTGACCCCCATGTATCGACCTTAATATTCCATATATTCGTGTTGTCGTTATCCGTGCCAAAGAATCGCATAAATCCGCCCTCTTGGTATCCTATAAATTTAACAGGATACGTTGATGAGAAAGGGAAATTACTATCTAAATTTGTTAAAATTGGCTGACCTTTCACTATTGAACCTGAAACCCTTGATGAAAAACAAGCCATCCCTGCAACTGTTAACAAAACTCTATTAACAGCATTGGGAACAGTGTGCCCACTTGTGAAATCAGGGTCTTCATATATGAATAATCCTGGCGGTACTCCATTTTCTTTCGGACCTACACCTTCTCCTGCTATTTGAAGTCCAATCCCCCTCTTACTTCCAAAATTCTCAGGTGCATTGATTTGTAAGCCTTTTTCAATCGGTTGTAAAAAACCATATTGACCTATTTTGAATTTACTCCCAGTAAAAGTCTTACCGTGGATATTATCAGCTAATACTTCACCTTTGATTTTAACGACACCTTGATTAGTTCCAGTTCCTGTTGTCTCCACACTAGCATTAATAGAAGCTATTACATCGTTCTTACTGACTTTTAAATCAATCTCATTTTTAGTTTGCGTTATTGAACTCTCTAATTTAGTAATTTCTTTATTTTTAACATATTCAGTACTCACGTCATAGATTTCAACGTTAGAAATGGTAGTATTTCCAACTAATTTCATTCTTAAGTATATTCTGTCAACCGTTGTGTTATCATTGATTGTGAATGTAAGTTCGTTGCCTTTAGATTTAAAAACTTGAGTTAAATTGTTTTCATCATATCCAATGCGATTGTAAATATCCCACTTATCACCGTTAGAATAACCAGATGCATCAAATTTAACCATATAAACATTGCCGTTGATTTTATTCTTATTTAAATTCAAATGAATAAATTTACCCCCACTATCAGTGGCAGAGTTACTATATAAGTTTTTAAGTTCACCATCTTTTTTAACCCTAAAATCACCTTTATATATCTTTACATTTTTAACTTTGGTGTTAGCGCCTAACGGATATAGATTAATTTTAGTTTGATTAGTTGAATATTTAACAACCCAATAATTTAACCCGTTCTGAATTGTCTTCTTATCTCCACCATCACTAGCTCCATATATATAAGATTGTTGGTTGTCTGGTACGTTGTCTAAATCAGCTAAAATCGTATAATATTCATTAGCTTGTAAGTTTTCTTTCGCATTGAAATATAAATCGTTTCCCGTTTTCTCAACATCTTCATTATTAAGATTATTTTTAAAATAAGCCTTTGATAAAACTTTAGTGTCAATCTCACCTACAACAGATGTAAAGCCATCTATCGTACTTTCAAAAGTTTTATACTTCTTAATAGTTTCACTTAACAACATTACATCAGGCATATTTTCAATACGCTCAGTTGCAACGATATTCAGTCCTTTATAAGTGACTAACGCAATAACTTCTAGAGGTGTCCCGTCCTTTTCTCCATTACTGAAAATAAAGTTAGTAAGCCTTCCTGTGTTGTCGTAAGGTCTAGAAATAAAATCAGTCCAGTTACTTGCTCCCATTCCTTTGTGTTTTACTTTCAACTCAAAACCATCTGTGATTTTTTGTCCGTCGTAAAAAACATCAACAAATGTGCTTAAATTTGTTACAATATTATTTACATATCTACCTTCAAAGCGTAAATTAGCTGTCAAATTATGACCATCTTCACCTTTAATCTTAGTCCATGAATACTCACTAGCGTTAGTAGGGGCTTGCTCTTTATCACCTGTGTAAATCCCGATATATTTTAGTGTTGAGTTGTCACTCATGTTACGTCCATCTGAATAATCACTATATTTTTTATGTAAATAAGCATTAGCCCCTTTTAACTCTTGTTTTTTATTTTCAAAAACCTTGACGCTTTCTTGCTGTGTAATTTGTCTTATCCCGTCAGCGTCAATAGTCAAATCATTAACTAACTTTTTTACACCGTCTTTAGTGACGAACTCTTTAGAAATATTTGACTTAATACTATCTTTTAATTTAGTGAAAATATTCTGTGTTGTTACTTCACCATCTTCAAACTGTTGAGTGAATTTTTCATCAGATATAATTTGATTAATGAATGCCTTGTCGATAAGTGCGTTTTTGATCTCCGCAAAATTTAATTTCGCTTGAATTGCCTTGATTAATTCAGCTTCAGTGATTATAGTTTTAAGTCGTCCTATATCTCCTTCTACTGCGTCAAGGATTTTAGCTTTAACAACGTCTGGAATAGTTCCGTCAGCATCAAATAAGGCTTTTTTAACTTCTAACGCTCCTTTAGATTTTTCTTCTAATTCAACAAGTTTATCTTCAATGCCTTTTCTATCAAGTTTCAGTAATTCAGATAAGTTCTTTTGTATTTTAAAGGCATCAACAAAGCTTTCGCTTACTTTTTCTTCAATCTTATCTTCTAATTGACTTAAACTTTTAATCTGACTTAAGTTACTGACTTTTAAAGCTCCAAAGCTAATTTTTTTATACCTCTTAGCCATAGGGCTATATTCATAAGCTACAACTTTTAGCCTTTTATCAATGTTAAAATCAACGTTTCTAAACCATACAGTATCAAATAATCTAACTTGTTCTTGATTTTTATCGATAACATTTACTGTCAGATTATCAGTTGGAAAATCAACTAAACTATCTTTAAAATATTTAACACCATATTCAATTAACTGTTGTTGAGTTTCAATATTGTTATTACTCACTTTTAAATAATTTGTGTAAATACGAGGATAAGCATTGATATTCGGACTATCTACTGTAGCTGTTATTGTTTGCTTTTTCCCTTCGTGTTCTTTTTCAACTATTAATTTAAGTCTAGTTGTTAAGTTTTCCGTACTTATGGCATTATCCAAATTTTTCACATTTTTCTTGTTCATGAACAATATTTCGGTATCAACTCCAGCACGTGCTTTTAAATCAATAAGGAAGTTATCTCTAACAAGTTCACCACCCCATTGACCTATGATTGAGTGTTTGTCTTTTGATAAAATCTTACCTGCTGTAGTGTTACTTAAATTCAACGTGTGCATTGTAGCAATATCGCTATTAAATATGAAATTGTGTTGTTCTGTTGTGCTACCTGCCAAAGCTTCCATTACTCGTCTACCTGTAGCATTTGTTACTGTCAACTTATCTACACCGATATAATTCAAATCATCTGAAATATGTTTAGCGTAAACTCTAATATATCCGTTAATTTTATTTATTTTTTTAATTTTAAATAACTGTAAACCTCTCGTATCATCGGCTTTTAAAACAGTTTCACAAGTTAAATGTTTCCAAACTCCTAACCTATCTACAGGAAATCTAAATTTTAAATAATACTCACCATTTGCCTTTTGATAGATAGTATCATCATAAGCATTTGACAAAGGAAAGCCATCATTAAAATTATCAGTTGCAATATAAATCATCTAATTCGCCACCTCGGTTCAATAGTTACTTTTGTTATTCCAGTACCTAAAACTACAGATTGCAATCCAGGTTCAATCTCAAAAAAGCCACCCCTAGTACTAGAGATAGCTAATTGATTTTCTTTGTTTAAAATGTGTTGAAATCTATGTCTACATTCAATTACCATTCTTGTATCAAGGTTCAACCTCATTACTTGATTTCCAATAGTCAAGGTAGTATTTCCACTACCTTCAACTATTAGTTTTGGTTCGCTTCTCCAGTTGCCTATATTAGTAATTGTTCCGCTTCTAGTGAAGACTTGTGAAGGAGAGTTTTTAAGATATTTAAACGGTTGAATATCACATTGAAATTTGCATTGCCATTGATTGTCAGCAAGTCTTTTAACAGGTACTGTATTTTTAAAATCAATGTAGATGAAATGATTAGGACGTGTCCATAACTCCAACTTCATGTCAGTACCATAAAATCTACTGATCAATAAGTCCAACTTCTCTTGACTATTGCATTGAAAAGTAAAAGTTCTTGAATAGCTGTCAAATGCTTCTTCAAATATATTCACGTTCCCATTTGCTCCATATGAGTTTTCACTAGCAAAACGGGGCTTATTTGAACGTTCTTGTCCACTGTCGATTAAATATATTCCCTCTTCAGCTGTAATGTTCCAGCCGTCTAAAATAAAGTAATTCATTAAATTATCCCTCCTTCATCAATTAAGTTGTTTAAAGGTGTGTAAAGTGCTTCTCCGATGTGTTCACCGTCGATATTCATCACTCCTTTAAACTCAATCTCACTAAACGCTGTAGTTAGTTCATCAAATTTACTGTTTAAAAGTTTAAATGGATTGCTTGTCTCACTATCAAAGCTAACATTTCCATAAGCATTAAAATTAGTATCAAAATCACCTTGCCAAGCGTCTACCATGTCTTTCGACAATGTAGCAATGCTTTCTAATGCACTATCTGATTTTTGTTTAACACCTAAACCAACCCCTTCTGGAATTGCGTGTCCGACTGTTTTCGCGAAAACTTTAGACGGCGAGTTAATACCTAAGAAACTTTTAGCACTTTCGACTAGATTACTAAAGAAACTTTCGACTTGGCTGTAAAACCAACCTGTAGCACTAACAATACCGTTCCATACTCCCTCGACTATGCTACTACCTATACTAGTAACGCTAGACCATAACGAGCTAAGACCACCGCTTATGCTAGACCATATCCAAGTACCAAAACCAGCTACTCTTGATGGTGCTTCTCTAAACCAACTTACTAATTGATTAAACTTTTCGTTAAACCAACCAGTAACAATCCCCCACATGCTAGAAAGCGAACCTGTAATACCTCCCCATATCCAAGTACCAAAACTTGAAATTTTGTTCGGTAAATCTCTGAACCAACTTACTAATTGATTGAATTTTTCTGTAAACCAGTTAGTCACTGTAGACCACATACTAGATAATGAGCTTGTAATACCATTCCATATCCAAGAGCCAAATTCAGCTATTTTAGATGGTAAGTCTTTGAACCATTGCACTAATTCATTAAACTTCTCACTAATCCATTGTTTTAAGTTTTGCCACCATGTAGAAAAGCTAGAGGACATTTTCTCCCACCAACCGCTAACAGTTTCGCTAACTTTAGTTGGTAATTCTATAAAGAATTGAATAATATCAACAATTTTTTCGCCTAACCAAGTTACTAACGATTGACTGAAGCTATCAAATGCACCTGATAAGCTATCCCACCAACCGCTAACAGTTTCACTTAACCATTGTGTTAATGCGTCCCATTTTTCAGAAAGCCAATTTCCTATATTATCAAATATAGTCCCTATTGATTCCCCTATTTCGTCAGTACTCATTCCCAAGAATAAACCACTTAAGAAATTAACTATATAGGATGGTAAATCTACAAATACTAGTTCTAAACCTGCTACAAATCCATCCCAAAGGAGTGATAAGACATTTCCCCAGTCTACATCAGCCAAGAAATCTCCTACCTTACTTATTGCTTCTCTCAATAATTTACCTAAAGTAGCTCCTACATCTCCATAATCTGTATTTTTGATATTATCAATAATAATATGTCCTAACTCAACAATTTTATTAACTATCCATGCTACTGCTCCGCCTAAATCAAAGTTTTTAAAACTATCAACAATTTTAGAACGGATTTCTTTCGCTATAGACTCCCAGTCAGTTTTACGTAAAAATTCAAAGATACCATCAACTAATTTAGCGAAGCCTTGAATTACATCAGAGATGAAACCTCCGCCGACTTCAAAGCCTTTTAATAGTTTCTTAACAAAAGAAGCTAAATCAAAATTAGCAATCATTTCACCTAATTTAGTTAGTCCCTCTTTAAATTGTTGTCCCCATTTTCCTAACATTTCAGTAACTGACATTTTTCCATCAAATACATCATTCATATCTTTCATTAAGCCAGTTAATGCTTGTCTTAATGGAGCAACACCGCGAGAACCTAACATTAACAAATTATCTTCCAATTGATCTAATTGTCCGTTAAAAGTCTGTGCTTGTTTTTGCATGCCACCACCAAAGGTAGCGTCCATTTGTTCAACTAATTTCGGTAAATATTCATCAGATAACAGTTTCCCTTTACTAGCCATATCCATTAATTCAGCCTTAGTCTTACCTGTTGCCTTAGCTAACATATCCCAAGCAGGTATCCCACGTTCAAGCAACTGGTTCATTTCTTCAGTTTGAATTTTACCTTTAGCGGACATTTGTTGATAAGCTGTAGCTATTCCCTCGGCTTTTTCAACGTTACCTTGAGCAGCGTCCCCGATTACTTGCATTGTTTTAAAAAGTTGGTCTCCATTTAATCCAGCTATTTTTAATTGTTGTGCAAATTTTTGTGTGCTGTCAAAGTCAAACGGTGTATCTTTAGCGAATTTTTGTATTCTTGATAACATCTCCTGTCCTTTTTCAGCGCTACCCATTAACACTTCCCAGTTAATTCTAGCTTGATCTAAATTTTTTGAATAATCAAATACCGCCTTTGTTCCTAGCGAAACACCAACCCCAGCTAAAAGTCCACCTACACCACCTAAAATACCTTTTAATCCTCCAAAAGAATTTTTTACACTTCCTAGACTATTATTGATATTATTAGCTGTGTGCTTAGCCATGTGTTCAGCACTAGTTAAACTACTCTTCAATGGGCTTGTATTTACTTTTGGTAATTTAACCCCTTTTAAGATAGCTTGTAATCTAGTTCCAAAACTTTTAGCTGTACTACTGGCACTATTTAAACTAGCTGTGAATGTACTTGTTGATACTTTTGGTAGTTTCAACACATTGAATATACTTTTTAATCTATTACTAAAACTTTTAGCTGTGCTTTCAGCACTATTTAAGCTACTTTTAAAACTTCCTAGCGGTATTTTTAACTTAATACCATTGAATACTGACATTAATTTATTACTAAAGATGTTAGCGTCAGAAGTCATTTTATTAAATGTGCTTTTTACAGAATTGCCGATACTTCGAAATATTCTAGCTCCTGTATCTTTTAATCTTTGCAACATTCTATCAAGCCAACTACCAGTGTTTTTAGCTTCTTCTCCTACTTCATTCAGCCCTTTTTTTGCTTCTTGTAAACCTTTAATTTTCAGTACTCCGTATATATCAAATAATTTCATACTATTGTACCTCTTTGAAAATATCTTCTATTTCAGATTTTTCAAAATCAGAAATAACTGTTGTTTTTACTTTTGTTATTTTGTCAAGGTAAGATGAATAACTTTCTTCAGGCTTGCTCGCTAAAAACATTTCTCTATTAATAATGCTAACTCTTTCGCTAACTATACAAGAATACATTTCTAATAATTCATTTTTGCTAGCTGTGTTGACTATCATTAATCCGTATTCCTTAACAAGTAGCCAATAAATTTCCATCTCTCTGAAAAAACGCCCCTCGACATTATCTATATCAAGAAAACTATAATAAGATAGCGAAGTACGATTATTGTCTGGGAAATGCGTCGTTAATAATAGCAACTGCTGTCATAAAATTATCTTCTGTGAATTCCTCAACAACATTTTTCTCCATTTCAAAACCTATTGAAATTACTTCAACTAAATCATCATAACTTGTTTCTAATAAAACCTTATTTACTTCTTTAACAAGTTCAATAGAATAATCAACCATTATTTTTATAAACTCGTCTCTTATCTCCGGTTCATTTTCGACGTACCATTCAAGTTTTTTTTGTTTTGTTTTAGCTAATTTTTTATTTTTATTATTAACTTTATCCGCTAACTTATGGATAGGTTCCCGAAATTTTTTGATCTGTAAATTTTTAAAATCTAAACTCCTATCAATTTTCTTTAATCTTGCTAGTTGCATGAATTCAAATAATTTTCGTCCCTTTAATTTAATTTTGCTGTATTCCTTACCATTAACTGTGATTGTAGTTGGCAATGTTTCATTTGAAATAGTTTCTGTCATTCTCTTTTACCTCCAAAATAATCAAAAAATAGAGGGCTTAATAGCCCTCTCTCTGTATTAAATTTTATCCTTGTTTTTTAACTGTATATAATCTCCAAGGTACTTCCATTGGTTTGTCGGGAGCATATAAGCCCTCAATTTCAAACTCTACCATTAATTCACTCTTATCACCGAATGAAGTTTTAAATGCATTAGACTTAGACACGTTAAAGACACGTAAAACCATACCATTTTTATTTAAATCAAGATATCGTAATTCAACATATTCTAACATATCATCTTTCGTGATAATCGGTTCACGTTTATATTCTTTGATAGTAACAGAAGTATCTTCAAAGCCATGTGTTGTACTATCAGATACTTCTTTTAATCCAAAGAAATCTTTGTAGTTTTTATCGTCAACTTCTAAAAGAGAACCTTTGATTTTAGCGTTTAATTTTGTGTAATATTGAGTACCTGCGATATTTCCTAAAGCGCCATCCCCAACGGCTGAGTTTTTTTCTACGACTTCTTCAAATGATACACCTTTAGTCCATCCTAGAAAACGTGGTTGTCCCTCTTTTGCCTTAGCGTACACTTGTGCTGTAGTTCCTTTAAGAATATTTGCTACATCATTAATTTTAGCCCCTACAGTTGCTTCTAATGTATTTGTCATTAATTATTTACCTCTCTTTCATTTTCATAATAATTAATAGGTATTGCCAGTAAATGAACGTAATGTAATTGAGTATTCCCCATTTTGTTAACTTGAGGAGTATAAATATTGACTACCTTGTCAACCTCTTTTACACTTCCGTGAAACTTGCAATAATCCATTATTTCTTTTATTTTTTCATGATGTAACTTCATCATGTTTTTATTAGTATATAGATATAAATTAGCCATCCATTGTTGGCAATTTTCCTCTGTGTTGATTAAATCAATTTCAATCACTCCAAACTGCTCAACATTGATTTCTTTTTGATGTTCGGTATAAATTTTTGGTAATTTGACTTTTAAGAATTTAATAATATCTTGTAATATCATTTTTTAAACTCCTCTACTGCTTTTATTAAACCTTTTTTAACGTGATGTGTCCCCTCGAAATGCTTTGTTCCTAACTCTTGAAATTTAGCCCAAGTTACTTGTCTATTACCTTGTCCAAGAATTAAATCAAGGCTATCACCGTTATTTTCAACTTCATATTCAGTTGAGTTTCTCATAGCTGAAGTATCAACCCTTGATAAGTCATAAGCTGTTTGTCTTCCTATTTCACCAGCTCTATTTAATTTAGTTTCAAGTTTTTTGTCAATTTCAGCGTTAACCTGTTCTATGTAAACGTTAGTACTTATCATCTAAATACACCAACGTTTTATTAAAAAAAGTTTCATAAGCTGTTAATTGAATTACACGCCATTCCTTATCACCGTTAGAAATATATAAATCTTTCTCAGTAAGTTCTAATACTTCATCAATTACTAATCTTATTCCATAGATTTTTGACGAGTATTTATCCTCATTTACACCAACAACTGCAAGGTGGGGAGCGCCACCGCTAACAGTTTTAATAACTTCTTTATTAGCTACTACCTCTCCCCACTCATTGCTATCAAGGTTATTTTTTCTATAAAGTTCATAAATGTGTCTTTTAGCTAACATTTTAAGAACCTCAATACAGTTCGTTTATTTCTCTTGTCTTCATTTTCCAAAAATCTTTTAAACTCATTTTCAAACTGATTAAAGAAATCGTTGTCGCTTAATAAACTCTTACTTAACACATCTTCTTTAACCATACTAGCGTCCTCTGTTCCACGCTTTCTAAATTTATATACTATATACTCTACAACTATATAATTAAATTGACTTGGGAAACGATTAATCCCAAGCCTATTTAAAATTTTTTGTTTTGCTTGTTTTTCGTAGATAGACAACAAACTATCTTGACTGTCATCAGTCAATCCAAGCAAAACTCTTACATCATCTATCATTTAATCACCTCTTATGCTTCTTTAGGTGCTACTTTTGTTCCGCTTTTCTTAGCAGTTGGAGCTTTTTTAGCGATCGTAACAATTTTCGCTTGATTTTTTTGTAATACGAATGCTCCAGTATATAATAACTGTTGCATGAATACTCCAAATTGTCCTGCTCCTAATCGTCCACTTTCAAATTTATCAACTTGAACAGGAGAAGCAAGAACATTGTCAACTGTTAAAATAGCTTCAACATCATTGTCACCTGTATTTAAAATTCTATTAGGTACTTTAATTACTAACGCTCCGTCTAATTCTCCAACTACACCTTTAAATAAAGCGTCCCCTGTGTTGTCACCTTGAGGAAGTTTAACAATTTCTTTTTTGATTGAAGCGTAGAATGTAGGTGTAACGAATAGTAAACGTCTTCCATTGTTTGCTAATTCATCTAATTTTACCCCAGCGTCAATTACTGCTTCATAGTTAGTTCTTACTGTTGTTCCTGCTGTTGTTTCTGCTGTTGTTTCTGCTGTTGTTCCAGTTGTTAGTATAGTAGCAGATGAATTGCCAATTAAAGTAGCGAATCTTAACTGGTCAAGATAAGGAGCTACAACTTTGTTTGTTTGCTTAGCTACTTGATACTGTTCAACTTCTGTATTTAAATCGTGTTCGTCTAAATCGTCAATTTGCATTCCCCAGTATTTTTCTTCGTTTAAAACATAGCTAGTTTCATCAGCTTTTAATGTTGTTAATGTATTTTTCTCATTACGTTTATAATCTACTAAATCAGCTTCATTTGTTTCAAGAATAGTAAATGTTCTTCCTTGTAAGAAAATTTGGTCATCACTTAATACCGCTGGCGTTGAATAAGCATTGTAAGGGATAACCTCTTTAATAATTCCTAAATGTTTGTCTTGCACATGAGTTTTTTTAATTTCTACTGGCATAATTCTTTAATTCCTTTCTAGTTTAAATAATTTATTTCCACTTTTCCCAACTAGCTTTTAAATTGCTGTTGCTTCTTGTTGGGACTTCACCTTTATTTCTATCTTTCAGAAGCTTCTCGGCTGTATCGTTTACTAATTTAGATAAAACCTTAATAGCTTCTTGTGTTTGCTCAGCGTCAGCACGAACAACAAAATCAAGTACTTGCTTGTTAGCTGGCAAATTGTTTTCGCTTAAAATATCTGTAGCTACTCTTTCCATCTCATAGCGAGCTTTTACCTCATTAGCTTTTTCAAGTTCAGCTTTAATCTTATCAAGTTCATATTGTAGCTTCTCATTTTCGTTCATTTTGCCAAGCTTCTTAGCTTCGCTTTTTTTCTCATCTTCTGACTTCTTAAATTCTTCAATAGCCTTTGAACGCTGTTGAGATATTAGCTTGTTAATATGTTCTTGCTGTGCTTCAGTAAATTCAACCTTGTTGCTAGCTTCTTTAGTCTCTTTTACCGCTTCTGTAGGCTGTGCCTGTACTTCCTGTTGTTCCTGTGTGTTGTTTACCTCTTCTGGCATAGTTTTTTACCTCCATTTATACTCCGTATGAGTTATTTTTTTTGCCATTTATACTCCGTATGAGTAAGCCTTTTAATGCCTTGCTTAGGGCAAAATAAAAAGCCAACCATTTCTGATTGACTTAGTTTAATATTCAGTTTTTGGGCATAATAAAAAGCCAACTAAAAATAGTTGACTTACTGCCAGTGGTGACCACAATTATTACAAACTTTGTAGCTTTCCACTATATTTACTAGTTTATTTTTAGGTCTTAAGGCTTTTAACAGTATCGCAAATAAAGTTAAAAATATCCATTTAAATGGCACCCACCACCAACCTATTAATCCCCACCATAAACAACCTGGTTTATCATGGTGTAATTCTTGTTTATTGATAAGTTGTACAGTTACATTTTCAGAACCGCATTTTTCACATTGCATAATATTAGTCCTCCTTCGTTTGTTTTTATTTTAACACGAATGAAAGGCTAATACAACGAAATTAATAAATTATTGTTTCATCTTCTTCTGTTGGCACTTCTATTTCAACGTTACTATCTATTTCTCCGTATTTAATAGCATTAAAATATATGTTCTCGATAGAAAAACTATCTAATATATAAGTACCTGCTATTACATTTACTTCTAACAACTCGATAGGTAAATCAGTTATTTCTAACAATTTATCATTTTGATATAGTTTACCATCTTTTTCATAAATGAAAATATCATATATATCATTATCAATATTTATTCTACCTTTTACATATCTCATAAAATACCTCCTATAATGTAGCTAATACTCCTAGCACCCACTCTGTCATTTCTTCATCTTTTAACAACTCTTGAGGACGTGCATATAGATATTGCACTCCCATCGATAATAACTCGTAAGCATCCCCGCCATACCATTTCCCCATATATGGTTCAACAAAATTATCAACCTTTGTACGTTCGTGGTCTGCATAATTAATTCCAGTCACTTTTGAAAGTTTTTGTAATTCTTCTCCTGCTGTTCTGTGATTATAAAAATCAGTTTCATGTTTCACAAAAGTTTTGTGAGTATGTTCTAATCTATGCATTAACTCGTGTATCGCTGTTTCTATTTGTCTACTTTCGGTTTCTCCAGATGTTTTCAAGGTGTTGTAAGTTGGGGAGTAATAACCACGTTTTATTATACCAGTTTCCATTACACCATTTTCTAATGAGTGATTAATAGATCTTTGTATCCAGTCAGTCGGTAAGAAATCGTAAGCTTTTTTAATAATTTTATCAGCTTTTCTATTTCTTATATGTCCTGAATAATTAATATCGATAGCTCCCATCTGTCTATATTTAGATAAAACCTCTTTAAGTTCTTTTGAATTATCAATAATAGCTTTATCAGATTTTTCTAAATATTCATCATATAATTTTCTTCCCTCTCTCTTTAAATCACTTAAATCTGTGCCATAAGGTGCTGTTCTTATCTCTTTAATAATAGCTGTATAGCCTTTCTTAAGATTATTTATCTCTTCAGCTCTTTGTTCATGATTAGTAATTTTCATGAAATCTTTTTTAACCTTTTTACCAACTTCCCTTAATTCATTTATAGTATATTCCTTATCTTGATTATTAACTAATTTTATTTCATTGTCAATAAGTTTATCATCTTCGTCATCTTTATCAACTCCAAAAATGGTACTCCTACAATATGGATGAAATGGCGGGGCTGTCACTCCGACTTGATAATCTTTAATATATTCAGTTTTACCATTTTTAGTCCTACAAATAGTGGATGTTCTACCATCTAATGTAGCTACAATTTTAAAACCGTTAAAATCAGCTTTTTTAATTCCCTCTAAATGTGCCATATTTTGGACGTGTGCCATTTCAGTATGAATTAATCTTTTAGCGTTGCTAAATGTAGTTTCCATTTCACGAGCAAGATTTTTATATATCTCATCATAGCTTTTTCCTGTCGCCATATCAGTAATTAAAGTCTTATCAAGATAATTTTGTAATTTAGCTTTGTTTTTCCAAGTGTTATCACTGTAATTATTAACATCTAACCATTTTTGCTTGATTAAAGCGTCAATTCTTTTATCTTTTAAAGGCTCAACATCTCTATCAATCTTATCTTGTTTCCTGAATAAGCTAGTAATGTTGTTAAATGCTTTTTTGAATATACCTCTTAGAGTACCTTTCAACATTTCTTCTTCTGTCTTACCAAGTTCAGCAACGTGTAACGCTATTCTATTACTTAATCCTTGCAACCTGTCAAGTTTGTAGTAATTCATTCTAATATCACGATACTTTTCCATATCCGGATATTTCTTAACAAACTTGTCCCAGTCTCTAATCATAGTATTAAAATCTTTATCATCAAGCTTACTTGTTGCTTTGCTGTAGTCTAACACATCATCTTTACCAAATCGAGCATAAAAATCAGCTATTTCATACCTAATAGCTTTTAGTTTCTTCTTATACTCTACATTAACATCTTTAATTACTTTTAAAGTTTCCTTTTTGTTTCTTTCCATACCAACAATAACACGTTGTTTTTGCCAGTATTCATCGCTATACTTCTTCGTGTCTGTGTTCGTGTTCGTCATGCTGTTCACTTCCTAAATTGAACATATTGTCAATATTCTTCTGTGCTTCATCTTCAATTCGTTTAATTTCTGATTTTACATCTGGTACTACTGACGGTATCATTCCTAATACTGTTTCTTGTGATAAGAATGTACGCCCTTTTATAGCGTTGTCAAGTTCCGCTGTAACGTTCTGAGGTATATTCCTATTAAATATAAAATCAAGCTCAAAATCAGTGCTTAAATCGGCTAATTTCACGTTATTTTTACTAACGCATATTAGATTATATCTTCTATGTAGTCCCTCTTTAAAATTATCTTCTTTTTCCATACAGATATTGTCTAAATCCCACATAGCTAGTCTAATAGCTTCAGCACTTGTATTACTAAATGATAAGTTTTTAAAATCTGGAATATGTGATATTGTGTGCATATCGTCTTTAATTCTATTTAATAGATTTTCTTCGCCGTTATCGTTCGACGGTTTCGCTAAAAACTCTATTTGAGGTTGTACCACTCCGTCTTGAACACGTGGTATATAAATAATACGTTCTTCTTTTAAGTCAGCTATTAGTTGATTACTTTCTTTTATATTGTGTTCGTCCTCAAACTCTGTGTAGTCTTCTGTATCTAAGTCAACACCAACAATTTTTAAGTAACAGTCAGCAAAATAAGAGTTAGCTGTAGCTTTATCCGATAACCCTTGATTGTATCCGTCTTGCAAACTAGCTAATGGTTCAATAGCTCCAATACGTTCATCATTTTCGATATATTCAGTTATTTGTACTTCATTAAACGGATTATTAAATCTCTCATTAAAAAATACACGACCTCTTTTATTTTCAAATTGAATACGTTCATTTTTAGTATATACAGTCCCTGTAGTGTAAGTATGTTCTGTTCCAAAATCTTTCACTTGTGTATAATGAATAGCAAATAAAGGACGCTCCAGTATAGTGTTATCATAAACGTAAATTACTTCTTTATTATCAAGATAAGTATAATTGACGTTAGCTTCTTCATCATTAAACACTAAATCAAAAGCATGTCCATACTTAGCCATATTTTTGCTAATAACTCTATTAACTTGATTAGCTTGATTAATTCTATCAACTGTTTCAAGTTCAGTTAATAAGTTTTCATCATCACATTTAATTTTAATAGGACTTCCCAGGAAATATCCGTTGTAAATATCAACTATATATTTTGTTCTATTTGAAATTACTTCAATCGTTTTATTATATTCACTATTGTTAGGTGCTACTATATCATGCTTACCTTTGTAGTAGCTATCCATTTTCTTGTAAAACTCTACCAAATTACTATGTTTATTTATTAATCTTTCAACTAGCTGTTCATCAATAACTGTGCCTACTGGTAGTTTAAAAACTTTATCCAAAAATATCACTCCTTTTCAATTTCTTAGTTCTGTTAGTATCTAGCACTTGCATACCATATCTCATAGCGTCCATTAAGTGATTGTCTTCATCTTTAGGAATATTAAGCCATCTCCCGTCTTTGTCTTGTTGATAAGAGTAAGAAAACAACTCATTAATTGTATTTTCACAAGTTGGCAATACATGAATTGTAAAACCTTGTATTTTAGAAATACCAGCGTTTATACTATCCTTACCTTTCCTTGACTTCTTAAGCCTTTTAATTCCATGTTCTGACTTTAACTCACTTATCAATCTACCCTCAGCACTATCTCCGATAATAAGGCTGTTACTATATCCTTTATCTTTTATCATTTTAGCTATTTCTTTAGTGCTTAGTCCTTTCTGATATGCTTCATCAAAGATATATATATCTCTATCACCTATCAAGAATACTATTAATGCTGTTGGATCGTGAACAAAACCAAAATCAAGCCCTACTGCTAATTTATGAGTTGGTAACAACTGCTTGAAATCAAAATTTTCTATAACAACATTGTCATATACTAGCCCCTCGGCAACTCCCCAGTCACCATCACAAACAATTCTAGCCCTGCGAGGATTTGAAATATATAAATCTTCGTATCTGTCAACGTCGACTTTATCTAACCATTCATTACATCTATAAGTAGTTGTTAACGATAAAGTATCACTTCTTCTTGTATCTTTATCGAAAAATACACGTTTAAGCCAGTGCCTCTCATTCCATGGATTGAAAGTAATTGTTATTTGTTTGAAAAAGTCTTCGCTGTCATAAGTACCACGAATACTCTCAACAACAGTACTAAATTTATCTTCCGTTTCGATTTGATAAGCTTCTTCACAATTTGTTACGGATATATCGTTTCCATATATCCTCTTTATGTTTCCATAAAGTTCAGACTATATCATTACCATTTTTAAAAATGATACCTCCCGCTTCGAGTTTACTTAAACCCTACTCTACTCCATTAAAAAAAGACAACTTAAAAATAAGTTATCTTTTCTCTGTTTCGATAGTCGTTGCACGTTTTATTTTACATTTTTATAACTGATATTCCTTACGACTAAATTTATAACTCTATGAGTTACATTAAATTTTTTAGCAAGTGCTACTGTTCCAAATTTATTTGTAAAATAACTTCGCTCATGATTACCCTCGTCTCTACGTTAGGGCTTCCCATGAATTCAAGAGGTTTTATTTGGTCTAAATTTAAACCAAGCCCAACATAATATCCCTACATCAACTGTAATAGATGTGATTTTTAATTCGTCATCAAGCCCCCGAAATAATATCTTTTGACCTGTAGCCTTAACAGTTATTTCTGGCAAACTCTCATTGAATTTAAATAAATGAGTAACACCTAATCTATTACAAGCCCATTTAAAATCTGTGTAGGTAGATTGTTTGTTAGTATTTGAATATCTTCTGACTACTAACAGATTAGCCCATTTGTATTTTAATAATCTATAAATAAAGTTTAAAGCTGTAGTCTTTGATTTTTTGCTACCACGTGAACCTTTTACAACTCTATAAAAATTCTTACTGTGCCAAAATTGATTATATCCTTTGCCAGTAATATTATATAAACTTTCCATCTTTAGTCCTCCGTTGGTATATCTTCAATAAATACTACTTCTCCTGTAGTTTCTAATGATAAGTTTTCAGCTTCTTTTAATAGTTTTTCAGTTTCAGCATTCAATTTAGCTTCTACTACAGGATTAAGTTTTCTCCATTGTTCGGGCTTCCTATTTTTAAGCCAAAATATCATGGCACTAGTCTCAGGCAAAGCAACTTTTTTAATTTTCTTAATCCGTTTTCGTTGCTTTCCGTCTATTTCCTCTATTATCGTTTCTACTTCTTCATATTCATATCCTATGGCACGTTTGAAAAGGGCGTTTTCCACTTCAAAATCAATAGGAGCTTTCCCTTTTTTTATGGACTTAGAAATATTAGGATATTTTTTCATCCATTCATAGAGAGTAACTGGACTAATACCTATATTTTTCGCTATTTGCTCATCAGTAAGCCCCATTCTAGCCCAGCTTTCAATTCTTATTAAATTGTCTTCTTGTAACCATATATGAAACTTACCTTTTGCGATTTTAATCACCTCCTGCGTTTAAACAAAAATAAGACAACTTTATTTAGTTGCCTTATTAGTAAAAATATAAAAGAACGGTGTGTCTAGTAACGCTAAACATACCTTAACTGTAAATTGTCCTATGATTAAAGCCCATAAATTAGGTACTACACCATAGAAAGCAACTGTAATAAATATACTTGTGTCTATTAACTGACTTGTAATTGTTGATACATTATTTCTTATCCATCTGTGTTTACTTCCGTGCTTATCTTTCAATTTATGGAAAATATAAACATCATTAAATTGAGATATTGTGTAAGCTATTAACGAAGCTATAACAACTCTTAAACTTTGACCTAACACCTGTTGAAATACTTCGTTATATTCAACCATAAATGGTGCTGGAGGTAATTTAATTGCTAGATAGATCAAACATATAGAAAATACTTGTAAAATAAATCCTAATCTAACTGTTTTATTAGCCTCTTCTTTCCCGTATAACTCACCAATTACATCTGTGCATAAGAATGTAATAGCATAAGCAACGACTGCGGCTGGTACTACTAGAGAACCAACACTTATTATTTTGCTTGCTGTAACATTTGATACCAGCAAACTCATTATAAAAAATCCATTTAATACTATTAATTTATTTAATTTCATTTAATTTTTTTATTTCCTTTCTTAATGATAATCTTATTTCTAACAGGTTATTTTTAAAAGCTATCATCTTTTATTCCTCGCTAAATATTTCTGAAATTTCAACCATTCTTTTATATTAATCACATCTAACTTTTTATAATCAATTAATCGTGTATTTTCTTTTCTTTGGATAGTTTTCATTTTTGTACCATCAAATATAAAAGTTTTTGCAAATCGTCTTCCTGTGCTCCATGATGTACTGTCTACGCTGTAAAATCCGTAATTATCAACCGAATTATCCGTTACTCCTAATCCGTGTAATTTACAACCATGTTGATTAGCAAGTTTATTTAACAAATGAAATTTATCTTTATGATTTTTGATATTTTCCCCGCTAACTACACCACCTATAGAAGCGTAATCATATTCTTTTATCATTTTTATAAATTCATCTTTTCCCCTGCTCATGTGCCAAACTGGAATGCATTTTTTACCTGTTTCTCGCTCCAGTCTTTCTCTTAATTCTAACACTTTATCGTACCCAACGATTACATCTATATCTAGCTCAAAAAAATATTTAATATCATATTTATTAATATATGCTATATAATCAGTTAAATATTTATCAATATCAATTTTCTTTTTAGATGAAAAAAACGTAAAAGCTCCACTATCAACTAAATGTAGGTCAACTTCAAATGGTAGTTTGTCTTTGAAATAGTAAAAGGATGTTAAAATATATTTCGACTTACTCAATTCTTGAAATAAAATTTCTTCCTTGAGTTCACCACCACCGATTGCCAAGCATAATTTAGTCAATCACCTCTCCACAATGTGGACAAACAATAACTTCCTTTTCTTTATTTGATTTTTTATCTTCAATATCTTCAAATAATTCAGACAAAACATCTTCATTAAAATTCAACTCTTGAAAATTAAATAAAGTCATATCAAAATCTATCGTTTCTAATTCAGCTTTAAGTTTTTCAATATCAAAACCAGTATTCATCGTTAACTTGTTGTGAACTAATATATATTCTCTTTTTTGTTCTTCTGTAAGATGTTTTAATTGAATTACTGGAATTTCTATTTCTCCTAACTCTTTCAACGCTAAATAACGACCATGTCCTTCGATTATCACATTATTTTCATCAATGGCAATAGGATCATTATTGCCATAACGCTCAATAGATGTCATAATTTGTTCTATTTGTTCTTGAGTATGAATTTTAACATTGTTTTTATATTCAACTATTTCGTCGATATTTATATATTGTATTTCCATTTCTTTTCCTCCTTTCAAAATAAAAAAAGTACCTTAATCGGTACTTTAAAAATCATAATAAGTAATTTAAAAAAGAGAATTCCTTTAAATGTTCACATTACTATTATACTATAAAAATAAAATATATGTAAATGTATTATTATATTTTAAAATATTTTAATATATATTAATATACTTTTTCATTTAAATCCGGGATATATAATTCTGATAATGCTTCTGTATGGTACTTCAATCTCGTATTTTGACTTATATCCATTTTAATTTCAATATCATTCCAGCTATACCATCTTATATATCGCAGTATTAATAAACGTTTATATTTTGTGTTTTCAACGTTCATTATTAAATCCAATACTTCCTCTTTCATATCAGTAAGCTCAATAATAGCATTTAACAACTTTTGCGTGTACCTATCAACTCTATCTATCATAGCTTCCCAACTTAACTTATTACCACCTTTTATTTGTTCTCTTGAGTAGTCGATAGCTTTAACTCTTGTTTTTCTAGCTTCTTCATCTCTTATTTGCTCGTGTAATTCTTGTATACTTTCTTCTAAATCTCTTATACTCTCTAAATATCTTATTTTTTTATATGCTGTACGTTCGTTTTTATTTCTCATTATTTAGTAAACTCCTTAATAGTTAAAATTAATAACCTAAACAATATTAATAAAATTATTAACAATACAGTACCTGCAATGCTCCAAAGTAAGATACTTATTACTGATGGAATCATTCCTCGTCCTCCTCTTCAAGTTTAATTTCTATTAGTAGGTATCCATTTTTATTTAAATATCTTTTATTTCCGTAGCTATACAATGTCGTTATCTTCTTGCCTGTAAAATCAGATATTTGTTTCATTGTTCCTATAATCAATAAATCATCTCCGTAATATAAAGCGTATTCCTTTTCGATATTTGCCATTGTTATTCCTCTACTTTTTTTCAAAAACTAATATAATTAATCCTATAATTTCTGTATCTTCATAAATATATCTTTCAAAATCAATCAACTTCCAACCAAGTAATTCACATTCTTTGATTTTTTCTCTTGCTTCCTCTTCCATTTGTTCGTTAGTTTGATTTTCTTTCCGAAAAATAAAACTGCCACTTAATTTTGGTTCTTTAAATTCTTTCGCAATGCTCTCAAATAAAGGAGCATAAGCTTCATACCATATTCTTGAGGGGCTTTGTATTTTAAAAATTTTATATTTTATAAATTTTATTAATCTCTCTAGCATTAGCAAAACACCTCCTTAATCAAACGAAGATAAATAATATGCCAGACCTCTAGCAAACAGGTATATCCCACATACTATAGCTGTACCGTCTATTAAATGAATTAATATTCTAGTTAAATTATCTCCTAATTCAATCATCATTAACAAAGCACCTCTTTAATTTCTTCTCCGAACTCTTTGATAAATAGTTCTGCTATTTCTTCTGATTCGAAATAAGGTAGTTTTAAAAATTCTCGATAACGGTAATTCTCATAAATTTCAAATTCTTCACACTCGTTATGATACATTACAGTCCATTTTTCTTCTTTATAATCATTCCAGTTAGGTGTCCATCCTCCATTATGTTCCTCTGCCCACTTATGAAGTTTAAACAGTAATTCACGTTCTTTGTCGAATTGTTTAGCTTCTTCTCTAGTTTTGAAAGCTAAACCACGTTTGTAAATTTTTTCATATTCAACAATAGTAAATGTATTCAAATTATATATATTGCCAATATTGTTGATATAAACACAATCGTCTATATCCTCTGGCACTTCCACTTCATAAGGTTCTTTCTCTACCTTACTTTCCAGTTTTACTTTTAAATCTTTAATTTGTTGTTCTAATCGTTCAATTTGTTGTTGTAATTCTTCATTAATCATCCTCAACCACTCCCAACTCATTTAATTCTTTAAGCTTTTCATCTCTGATTTCTTTTAGTATATTTACAAACTTTTCTTTATACTTATCATTAAAAGATATAAAGTAATCGTTAACGGTTATTCTTGCACGATTACGAGGATGTTCAATCTGTCTTATATGAAAATCAATATCTCTAATTTCATTTAATAATTCATTAGCTTTTTCTAATTCTCTATAGTTCATCTTCTTTTACCTCCTAATCGTCCAATTCTCCGTTGTATTCTGGAAACTCCATCCAATATATAACATCATTATCAGTATTTTCAAAACCTAATTCATCACCAATTTCTACCCACGTGTCAACGTATGTATCAATAAATTCTCCAGA